ATTAAAAATTAGCTCTCACAAAACAAAAGCTAAAATAATGGCAGATGGGGGATGCAAAGAATTTGGAGATGTTGCAAAGGCTTTAGTTGCTGGAGCAGATTGTGTAATGGCTGGATCTTTTTTTGCAGGGTGCATTGACTCTCCTGCAAAACATATTAACGGACACAAGCAATATTATGGTAGTACATCATATACTCAAAAGAGAAATAAATTAAATTTTGTTGAAGGTAAACAAATAGAAATAGACTTAGCACCAGAATATAATATTAGATTAAGAGAGATTGAAAAGGCTCTTAAAAGTTCTATTTCATACGCTGGTTGTAAGGATTTAAGTTGCCTGAGTAATTCGGAGTTTATACAATTAAAATAGTTATGTGTGGAATTTTTGGATCAAACAATATTAAAACATTTAGAGAGTTATATAAAAAGAACTCTGAACGAGGAAATTTTGTACGCAGTGTAACAATGCTATTCCCAGGGGGTATGAAAAACGATCTTCGCGTCGCAACAAAACACGAACAAGATTTCGATAAACATATAGAAGAAAACCCTTTTTGTATATATTACCTCGGCCATGTACAATCTCCAACGTCAAGTATTCGTGAATTTCATATAGAAACATCTCACCCGTTTAATCTAAAAAACAAATACATAGCGCATAACGGTGTGTTATCTAATCACGAAGAATTAATACAAGAGTATAATTTAAATATTAAAAGTAAAGTAGATAGTGATGTAATCTTGCCTTTAATAGAAAAAATAGGATTCAATGATGCAATATCCGCACTACAAGGAACATTTGGTTGCTGGTATTATGATGCTAATCACGGATGTTTGCGTATATTTAGATCTGGGTCTACAGTATTTTTTAACGCAGGAGATTTTAGTTCCGCGCAACCAGAAACTGACCACGAGCGAGTGAACAACCTGGGATATAAGTATATAAACGAAGGTGATATATTAGAGTACAATTTCACTAATAATACATTTAATAAGGTAGATGAATTTGAACCAAATACGGCTCCATTCTTTTTATGAAAACTTTAATCGCAGTCGCGACACAATCTACAAGAGCTGAATTTATAAATTCTAGATTATCTAAAAGTTTACATCATCATGAAGAAAACACTATAACTACGTTTGACCTTCAACCTACATATAAAAATACAAGCGGATTATGTAAAGTTTATAACAATTACCTTACACCAGAAAATTTTAAAAAATACGACTGTATTCTATTTATACACGATGATGTATTTATTGATAGTATAAATTTTTTAGTAGAAATTCGTAATTTGTTTAAGCAAGGGTTTGATGTAGTGGGTCTAGCAGGTGGCAGTAAGCTACAAGTTAAAAAGCCGAGCCTATGGCATTTATTATGTAAACCAGAATCCCTATCTGGAATAGTATCTCATTATCAAACCAAAACAGATTATTCTCCTACAATATTCGGTGCGACTCCTAAAGAGGTAGTATTATTAGATGGTCTGTTTTTAGCCGTTCGAACAAAATCCATAGCAAAGGAAAAAATAAAATTCGATACTAATATAAAAGGATTTCATCATTATGATTTAAAATTTTGTTTAGATTGTCATATAGCCGGATTGCGCCTAATTACTGCTCCTATTCACGTTATTCACGAATCACCTGGTTTACTCAACCACACAGAAGAGTATAGCAAATCAGAAGATTACTTCTATAATACTCTTGTTAAACATGCTAACAAGCGAAAATAATTACTTAGATATAGATCTTGAATATTTAGAAAAAATTGTTTTTAAGAATTGTCTTGAAGACGATATATATCTAAATTCTATTATTGATAATCTTAATTATAAATTCTTTAAGAATAAAGAGTTTCAACAAATAATTAAATTAATACAGGCTCTATATAAAAAGAACAATAAACGACCATCAAGAACTGAATTAGAATTATATTTAAACACTGATCAGTTAAAAGAATATTATAACAAAAGTAAAATTGTAATTAATGATTTAGAATCTGATCTCACTTCTGATGATTTATATTTATATACAGAAAAGTTTCTTCAAGAACAAGCTGTATTTAACACATTCTTAGAAATCGTTGATAGTAAAGAAAGAGATGTAAAAAGCATACATGATAAATTTAACAAAGCATGTAACATTTCTATTACTACAAATATAGGACATAATTATTTTAAAGATCTAGAACAACATATAACTAATTTAACAACTCGAGAGCACAAAATTAAAACCGGTTGGGATTGGTTAGATGAACGTTTAGGTGGTGGGTTCTTAGAAGATGGTCGAAGCTTATATGTATTTGCTGGGCCTACAAATGTTGGTAAGTCAATTTTCCTCAGTAACATAGCCACTACGGCGGCTGGTGAAGGTAAAAATGTATTAGTAGTTTCTCTTGAAATGTCAGAAATGATTTATAGTAAAAGAATTACATCCAGACTTACTGGTTTACCTATTAATCATTTAGACGATCATATTGACAGCTTAAGAGAGAGTGTCGGTAAGTTTAAAATGCTTCACCCGCGCGCAAATATGATTATTAAAGAATTTGCACCTAACTCTATTACTCCTCCTCAATTAGAAGGATTTATTAAAAAGCTTATAAATAAAGAGTTTAAACCAGATATAATTGTATTAGATTATCTAAACTTAATGGCGAGTACTTATGGGAATAATTCATATGAAAGAATTAAAAATATATCGGAGCAAGTAAGAGCTATGTCTTATACATTTGAGTGTCCTATTATATCAGCAACTCAGGTCAATAGAACTGGTTATGGTAACACAGCAGGAGGCCCTGGTCTTGAGTCAATTGGTGAGAGTTACGGGTTAGGAGCAACTGCTGATGCTATTGTTAGCATTTGGCGAACAGAAGAAGATGAAGAAGACGATGCACTACATATAGGTATAATTAAGAACCGATTCGGATCTAATACAGGAAGTACTCGATTAGGTATTGACTATAATACATTAACTCTTACAGAGAACAATGATCTTAATATTAACGATGATATCAATGCAGCTGAAGACGATGCTGTACAATTCGGAAGGGTTGTGTAAATATATACAATGTCAAAAGATGAAATAATCTTTACAGACTTAGATTTAGATGGGTGCTGTAGTTACTTAGCATATAGTTGGTTAACTCAAACTAGATCAAAAGCGATTACTATTAAGGTCTCAAATTTAAGAGAGAAATTCTTAGCGTGGCTAAAGCGTAATAAATTATCAGATTATAAGACCGTTTATTTCTTTGATTTAGACACTACTGAAATAAAAGATCTCATTGATAAGAAAAATGTAACAATATTTGATCATCATAAATCTCATGATGAGAAATACAAAAACGCAACGACTATAATTGATAAGGAATGTACGTCATGTAGTAAGTTGATATATCGCCATTACAAAAATAGCGCTAATCTTACTAATGAGCAGAAAAAACTAATCGCACTTGCTAATGATTATGATTGTTATGAGTTAAAATTTCCAGAAAGCAATAAATTAAACTTTTTACTTTGGTATAAAAACGGAGACAAACTACAAAACTTTATTAATGATTTTGAAACTGGTTTTCATGGATTTACTAACGACCAAAATAAGATCATAAGTTATCATTTTTATAAATTTAAGAAAATTAGAGATAGTGTTATCTTATATAAATCAACACTAAAGATCGCCGGCAAGGAATATAAGTTCATTAGTACATTTGGAAATGAATATGTTAATGACCTATGTCAATATATTATTGATAACAATGATTGTGATGTATGTTTAATGATAAACTTAAAAAATAACAGAGTATATTTACGTAAAAATAGAACTGTTGAGTTGAATCTAGGGAAGTTTGCTCAAAAGATATGTGACGGTGGAGGCCATGAATATGCTGCTGGTGGTGAATTAAACGAAACCGTTCTTGCACTGAGTAAGAAATTTGTACCAGTAAATGGATGATCCATATACATTATTAGAACGTAAAGATATTGTACATAAATTTCTGACTTTATGTAGCTTTGTGTCTATATGCGAAAATAAAAAACTAAATTTAGCAAACGTTTTTTTATTGGTTCTTAAAGAGAAAAAATATAGAGAGTTATTTAAAGAATCTCTTATAATAGATACTAACTTTGAGTTGGTAAGAATATTCTTACAACACGACCCGTATTTGTATAAGAGCAAATATATAACAAAATTTTTAAAGAAAAATTCTCTCGATCTATGACTGAATCTGCGTTAAGCATATATGAACAAAATATATACAATGCTTATCTAAAAACAACTAGAAGAAATAAGGGCTTCACTCCTAGGAGGAACTTTAACAAACTAGACTCTGAAAAATATGTCTTAATTAAGAAAGTGTCTAAGACTATAAGGAGCAAAAAAATCGATGTTGACTTATTCTTTAAAGCTCCATATGAATTATATTCAGAAAAATATGTACCTTTAAAATTTTATAGTACATTTAACGCGGTATCAACGTATAGAAAGTACGTTGAAGAACTCGAATTAACTAACGCTGATCATCCATTTAATGTTACTAGATTAAGAGAAAGCATGAAATATATTTATCAGCAATGTGCAGATAATAATATTAAATCATGCAAAGAATACTTAGATTTACAAAAAGGAATATATCCGAATTATATTATAGACCTTAAACAAGGTAATATTAGTTTATATAGTTTAATCGCTCTCGACTTATGTGAAAATAAAATTCAGCTAGAAAAAAATATAGTTGAATTTGCATACAAAAGCTTTTATAATATGTTGAGCAGTTTGAGAACGAGATTCACATTCTCGACAAAAATCAAACCGTTGAGTATTAAACTTATAAAAACAATAGATAAAATATTAAAAATATGACGACGAGTATGTTTGCATCAATTAAGGATGCGCTGGCGAAACCAGCACAAGGTAGTAGCACAACTAGCAATATTATGCGGTTGAAGACGGGTAACACATACGTGTTACGATTGGTTCCTTTTGTTAAGGAACCTAGTAAAACATTCTTTCATTACTATTCACATGGTTGGGTGAGTGAGGCAACTGGACAGTTCCAGAGTGCAATTAGTCCACAAACATGGGGAGATAGAGATCCAATTGCTGAAGCACGATATAAGATCTCTAGGACCGGTACTGAGGAAGAGAAGGAAAAGGCTCGAGCCTTAAATCGAAAGGAAAATTGGCTCATCAATGTATATGTAGCTAAGGATCCTGAGAACCCAGAGAATGAAGGTAAGGTTAAAATCCTTCGTTTTGGTCGACAGCTTCATAAGATTATTATGGAAGCGATTGAAGGTGAAGACTCAGATGAGTTTGGTGAACGTATTTTCGATCTTACTGAAAATGGTTGTAGTTTGAAGGTAAAGGTTGAAGAGCAGGGCGGCTATCCAACATATGTTAGTTCGAGATTCGCCGCACCAACTAAGCTCACTGGTGTTACCACGGAGACAGTAAAAGACGTTTATGATAATGTATATGATCTTGAAAATGTCTTTCCAGTCAAGAGTTACGACGAACTAGCAACAATGCTTAACGAGCATTATCATGGTGTCGATGGGTCTGCTCCAGAACCAGTAGCACCAACAGCAACGTCTACAAAGGCTGAAGAAGACGATGACATTAATTTTGATGATATTGAAACACCGTCAAAGTCATCTGATACTGCTGTAGACGATGATAAAGTAAAAAAGCTACTTGATAGCTTGGATTAAAAACACGTGGGGGAGGGTAACCTCCCCTTTTTATAAAATGTTAACACCACAACAAGAAGAAGCTGCGTTATTTGGAGTTATAAACCAGATGAATAAAGACGCACATCTTATGAATAAAAATATAGCCCCTAATGAAGGTATTAAAAATATACCTTTAAATAAAGAAATATATAAGCAACCACAACAACAATCCCCACCACCAACGCCACCGCCAGTATATCAACAACCTATACAACAAGTAGTATCACAACACCAACCACAACAGGATCTATCTCCTCTTATTGACAGAGTTACGTCTTTAGAAAAACAAGTAACAAGATTTGTTAATCTAATTGAGCGTAATGTTGCAAAAAATGCAAAAGAAATTAATATAAGAATCAAATTAAACGAGAATAATGATTCTACCGATAGTAAATAAGGATAACTTTATTAAAAGCTTTCTCAATCCTGTATCGAGACTAGCGCCATCTTCCACGTTGAACGTGGATGGTAAAATATCAACCGTCGTACATAATAATTCAAATATTTTTCTACGAGCTGAATATGAAATTAATTGGGATGATCACCCAGAAGAGACATTATTATGTCTCCCAGATACAGTAAAACTAATTAAAATCTTATCTTGCTTAGACGAGAACTCAATTAGTTTAAAGATAGAGGAAAATTGTATTACATATAATAATAATGGTAATAGATTTAAATATCATTTATTTGATGACAGTCTGCAATCTAAAGCAGCATTTGATTTTGAAAAAATTAATACAATTAGCTTTGGTACTAATTTTGAACTAACTAGAGAAAAGAATGGCGCCCTATTAAAAGCATTACCTTTTGTAACTGAGACTAGTAAAGTATACTTAAAGACTGAAGGTAATAATGTATATGCAGAGTTATCTGATAAAAAAATACAAAACGTAGATAGTTACACGGCACAAATTGCAGATAAATTTGAAGGAGACGATTTAAACTACGAACTTATACTCGATGTTGAATTGTTTAGATTAATATCTACATTAAACTTTGAAAGTGCTACAGTGTATATTAATAATGAATATAAAATGTTAATGTTAAGATTGGAAATAAATGAAAGTAAACTTACGTTCGTTAGTACCAGTTATAAAAATTAATGAAAAACAAGGTAACAACATGCGGTTATTTTATTAAGCGACTCCGCGACAATGGATACACAGTAAATAGAATTTTTAATGAATACGCCACACATGATTGTCGAAAGTGGACTATCATGATTGAACCTAGAGCAGCATCACTATACATTACTTGCTATGTAAATAAAGATTGGAATGAAGATCAAATGTTTGAACTTAATGATGGTGTAAGATTTAAAAATATACAATTAAAGACAGATAGTATGGAAGTTATATTAACTAAATTAATAGATAAAGATATTCTACCTAGTGAAAAAAACACCTAAAAACAAAAATTTTGATAACTTACTCAAAACGAGTATAACCGCAGCAGAAGATATCAGCAACGGAAACGAACAAGGACTTTCCGTGATGAATGATTATTTAGCTGAATATTTAAAATCCTTCGTCTTACTAGGATATGATACAAAAGGAGAGAGTGTTGTTATTCTATCTGGTAAAACAGCTCAAGATTACGACTCATTAGAAACATTATTAAGACGAGTTGGTAATATAGATTTTTTTAATAATATACAAGAAGAAAAAGATAAAGACGTATGAATAAAGTAATTGTTTTAGGTAATGGGTATATTGGTAAGATGACATATAAGCATCTTACATCAACAATGACAGATTTTGATGTAGTAACTCTAAGTAAATATCCGTATATCGATCCAGAGGCGCGTAGAGAGGAATTATTTACCGCTCTGAATTCAGAGTTTAACGGGTATGAGCAAAAGTGGTTAGTAAATTGTGTCGGTTATACTGGCAAACCAAACGTAGACGCATGTGAGAATGACAAGCAAGCATGCTGGGATTTAAACGTCACATTTCCAACTATATTAGCTGAGTTCTGTTCCCAGAAAAATATTAAAATTATAAATATTAGCTCTGGTTGCATATATGATGGTACAGAGAGATATACTGAAGACGATGAGCCAAATTTTGGTGTTTCTAGTGAGACTAGTAGTTGGTATAGTAGAACAAAACACGCAGCAGAACTATGTCTCTCTGCTTATCCTAATGTATATACACTAAGGATTCGTATGCCTATATGTAATGACTTTAACTCGAGTAAAAACTACTTAACGAAGTTATTAAAGTATAATAATCTCCTACAAGAAACCAACTCAAAAACAGTAATTGAAGATCTGACTCATATGGTAAATCGATTAATTAATATTCGAACAGTACCAACTGGTATCTTTAATTGTGTGAATCCAGATCCTCTTAGTACAAAAGAAGTTACTGAAATTT